AAGTCTAGTACTAGGTTGGCGTCCCACTCTAGGTTAGGTTGGTGTCCCACTCTAGGTTAGGTTGGTGTCCCACTCTAGGTTAGGTTGGTGTCCCAACCTAGGTTAGGTTGGCATCCCGCCGTAGGTTACAGCGGAGGCNCGCTCTAGTACTACAGCGGAGGCCCGCTCTAGTACTACAGCGGGATGCCGCTATAGGTTACAGCGGAATGCCGCTATAGGTTACAGCAGGATAAGGGGCTAGGCAGCACCCGAATCCGGGGCGGGTTTCGGGACGGACGCCGCTGCGTACCGGGAATTCCCGTTCCCCGGAAACGCCCCGGACTTCCCGTCCCGCGCCTTCCGCGCCTCCGTCCGCCATCGCGCCGGCATGCTCGCGTCTATCCCCGATTCCCTTGCGGCCTGACCTACGGTCTTGTCATCCCGTTCCGTCATCGCTACCGCCGCCTCTTTGTACTCTTTCGTGTACTTCCTTCTTTCCTTTGCCATTATTCTTCTCCTTAATAAATTAGTTTCTTTACGGCTTAGCCTTTTGTCTACCGGTCGGGGGCAGGTGCACTTCCGATAGGCGGCCGCTTCGCCATACGCGATTTGTACGAGGCGTACAAGCCGCTGAACCTTAACACGGCGGAAAAATATTAACACCCGGCCGCGATATAGAAGCCCCCGACCTTTATTTAATTACGGGCGATATCAGCATAACGAGGCTGGCGGACGAATGAAAAAGTTTATAGAGAAAACAGTAAACCCGCCCGGGATAAATAAAAAGAACCGGGGCGCGATATTTTCCCTGATAGGAAGCGCGGGGGATAAAGTAAAAGCGGACGCGGAGAAGGCGTTCAACGCGCACTTTCCGTATATAACGGACGGGGTAAAACTCGCGGAGCACGGAATAGCGCTGTCGATTCCGCGATTTGAAAACGACAGTGAAAAAGAGTTCCGCGACAGGGTCGCGGCGGCTTCTTTTTTCCTTACGAAAAAGGGGGAGCGCGGATATATCCTCGACCAGCTTGCGGGGCATTTCGGAGAGCGCTTCGATGTTGCCGAGGAGTTTTTGCGTATATGGCTGAAGGTAAGGGATTTGACGGAAAACGAGAAAAAACGGGCTTACGGCTTTCTTGACGGCGTTACCGACCCGAATATCCTGCTCGCCCTTACTACGGTAGAAAACTGTCTTGACCCGGTACGGTTATTGGACGCGGAAAGGAATTTGAAGGTAAAAGTACGCCATACCCTCGCGGATAAATCCCGCGCTCTTGACGCCGCGCCCGGTTTCAATTTGAAAGGGTTCGGATACAGCGATGTTTTCGAGCTTCCTTTACTTCTTGACGGCACATGGCTCTTGGACGGAAACCGCGTTCTTAACGGGCGGCGCGGGGAAATCGCTTTTGAACTACTGTCATTCGCGGCCCGCGCCGCCGCGCGTGAAACAGCCGCGATGCGCGACAGTTCCGTTGTATTTGTACGGCGTGACATTACCGAAAACGTAACGGCAAAAGAGGGGGCGGTGACGGCGGGGAGCGGCCCCTGTTTCCGCGAGGCTGTTGCCGCGCCCCTGCTTCTTGACGGCACATGGCTCTTGGACGGAAACCGCGTTCTTAACGGACGGACAGACGAACCTGCTATTGAACGGCTGTCATTTGCCGTATGTCTTGATGCCGGAGATATAGCCGCGATGCCGGACGCTTCCGCCCTTACTGCGGTACGGCAGGAAACAGCCGAATCCGTAACGGCAACCGAGACGGGCCGGGCGCGGCTTGGACTTGCGGAAAAAACAGAGCGTTTCGATACGCCGACCGAAATATTTACGGCCGGAATACGGAACCGCCATTATCTTGACGGAAAATGGTTACTGGACGGAACGGTAAAATTAAACGGGATAATGTTTGAACCTTTAGGGTGGGAATAAATATATTTTTGGAGGCAAAAAGATGATTGAATTAAAAGATGTATCCGCGATGGGCGGAAGGCTTACGGTAAGGGTTTTCAAGGCGGGAAAGCTGACGGACAGTTTCGTTGAAGAAAACCTTATTGCGGACGGGGCGAGGGGGCAGATGGCGCGTCTGATAGCGGGGGATGCCGAGGGCAGGCACATCACCAAAATCGCGTTCGGTACGGACGGAACGGCGGCGCAGCCCGGCGACAGCGAAATCGCGGAAGCCTTTGTAAAGGAACTCTCCGGAGTTTCGTTTCCGGCCGCCAACTCGGCGCGTTTTGAATGGGAACTTGGCGTTGACGAAAACAACGGCACGGCTATTATCGAGTTCGGCCTCGTGTGCGAGGACGGGACGCTTTTCTCGCGCAGGGTTCGCGCACAGCCAATCAACAAGGAGGACGATATCAGCCTTGAGGGCAGTTGGGAAATAGCTTTCGAGCGTGAACCCGCGCCGCCTACGCCGCCCGCGCCGGAAGATACCGAAGGGACGGGGGAGACATAATGGCGAATTTAAACGAACAGTCCGTGTGGGAGGAGGGCATCCGTCAACTGGAAGTCGAACCGGCGCAGGGCGGCCCTGACGGCGTGATGAATATCGCGCCCCGTCAGCTTGCCAACCGGACGGCGCATCTGAAAGCGGCGCTTACCGAAACGCGGGAGGAGATGACGCAGAACAAAGAGACGCTCAGCGCCGCCCTCGCGGACGTGAAGCAGGATTTGAACGGCGTTATAGGACGGGGCGGGTTTATCGACGTGCACGATTTCGGCGACCCAGACGACACCGGAACGTACCCTACGCGCGAGGATTTCCATGACGCGTTAACGGAATACGCACTGGCGGAAATTAACGGTACCGACCCGCTTGAAATAATTAACGGCACGAATGTTACAAACTCGTGGAACGGTAACGTCTGGCAATTGACAAACACGCCGGATACCGACCCTCCCGTTTTCGACTGGGCGGACAGGGGAAACCTGTCCATAGCCATCGCGGCACCCGGACAGCCGGGGATTGTAGCGCCCGGCCCACACATCCATGTAAACCCTGTCACGGGAGAGATGACTTTCGACAGCGGCATTCTGGGAAGCGCGGGCGCGGTACAGAACCGCATAACAGACCCCGACGAAGACGAGGTTCTGACTACGCCTTTTTACGTCCGGCTGGACGCAAGCGGCGCAAATCTTATAGCGCGGCTCAGGGTTGAGGGTGTCCAGACAAACGTCAGTATCAAGAGTCTCTCGACCAAATCCTACGCCGCGCCTGTCATCACAAACTTTTTCGCTTCCAATCCGTCCGGCACGGCGGCGGTGCGCTGGGAAACCCCGTCAAACTATGTCCGCCATTTCGAGCTTTTCTACGGCGGACAGACGTACAAGCTCGATGCGGCACAGCGCGAATATACGGGGGATATTCCCGTGGGAACGGAACTGACGCTCAGGCTGGTCGATATAGCGGGGATATCCGCAGAAGAGACCGCAAGCGTTACCGATTATCTCGCGCCCGAACTGACGGCGTTCCGTGCCACCAAAGAAGGGCCGGCGGACACGCTGATACAGTGGGACGCCTTCGGAAGCATACAGGGCTTCCGCCTTGTAATCGGAAACGAGACAATACCGCTGGGGCCGTCCGTGTCCAGCTACTCCTATCCGGTGAACGCGGGGCAGACCGTGACGCTGATAATAACGGACACAGACGGAGCGGACGTTATAACGGAGAGTACGCAGGTAACGGAGTTTACGCCGCCTAGCGTGAGTAATTTTAACGGGTTTAATCCGAGCGGCACCGCTACGATGCAGTGGCAGGCGTCCGGCTCGATAGACAATTTTGAAATCGAATACGAATTATAGGAGAAGGAAAAATGGAAAGAATTGTATTACCGGGAAGCGCGAGGAATTACCAGGCGGCTATACCGGTCGGGACATCAAAGTAGTCCCCTACGGCGAAGCTGCCCGTCATCCCCGCCTGAGCGTACATGTGTACCGCGTCCATTATCTGCCTGACCTGCGCGGGCGTGCCCCCCCCCCCCCCCCCCCCCCCCCCCCTCGCCGATTTTGCGCGAATCCTCTCTGATGTCCCGACCGGTATAGCCGCCTGGTAATTCCTCGCGCTTCCCGGTAATACAATTCTTTCCATTTTTCCTTCTCCTATAATTCGTATTCGATTTCAAAATTGTCTATCGAGCCGGACGCCTGCCACTGCATCGTAGCGGTGCCGCTCGGATTAAACCCGTTAAAATTACTCACGCTAGGCGGCGTAAACTCCGTTACCTGCGTACTCTCCGTTATAACGTCCGCTCCGTCTGTGTCCGTTATTATCAGCGTCACGGTCTGCCCCGCGTTCACCGGATAGGAGTAGCTGGACACGGACGGCCCCAGCGGTATTGTCTCGTTTCCGATTACAAGGCGGAAGCCCTGTATGCTTCCGAAGGCGTCCCACTGTATCAGCGTGTCCGCCGGCCCTTCTTTGGTGGCACGGAACGCCGTCAGTTCGGGCGCGAGATAATCGGTAACGCTTGCGGTCTCTTCTGCGGATATCCCCGCTATATCGACCAGCCTGAGCGTCAGTTCCGTTCCCACGGGAATATCCCCCGTATATTCGCGCTGTGCCGCATCGAGCTTGTACGTCTGTCCGCCGTAGAAAAGCTCGAAATGGCGGACATAGTTTGACGGGGTTTCCCAGCGCACCGCCGCCGTGCCGGACGGATTGGAAGCGAAAAAGTTTGTGATGACAGGCGCGGCGTAGGATTTGGTCGAGAGACTCTTGATACTGACGTTTGTCTGGACACCCTCAACCCTGAGCCGCGCTATAAGATTTGCGCCGCTTGCGTCCAGCCGGACGTAAAAAGGCGTAGTCAGAACCTCGTCTTCGTCGGGGTCTGTTATGCGGTTCTGTACCGCGCCCGCGCTTCCCAGAATGCCGCTGTCGAAAGTCATCTCTCCCGTGACAGGGTTTACATGGATGTGTGGGCCGGGCGCTACAATCCCCGGCTGTCCGGGTGCCGCGATGGCTATGGACAGGTTTCCCCTGTCCGCCCAGTCGAAAACGGGAGGGTCGGTATCCGGCGTGTTTGTCAATTGCCAGACGTTACCGTTCCACGAGTTTGTAACATTCGTGCCGTTAATTATTTCAAGCGGGTCGGTACCGTTAATTTCCGCCAGTGCGTATTCCGTTAACGCGTCATGGAAATCCTCGCGCGTAGGGTACGTTCCGGTGTCGTCTGGGTCGCCGAAATCGTGCACGTCGATAAACCCGCCCCGTCCTATAACGCCGTTCAAATCCTGCTTCACGTCCGCGAGGGCGGCGCTGAGCGTCTCTTTGTTCTGCGTCATCTCCTCCCGCGTTTCGGTAAGCGCCGCTTTCAGATGCGCCGTCCGGTTGGCAAGCTGACGGGGCGCGATATTCATCACGCCGTCAGGGCCGCCCTGCGCCGGTTCGACTTCCAGTTGACGGATGCCCTCCTCCCACACGGACTGTTCGTTTAAATTCGCCATTATGTCTCCCCCGTCCCTTCGGTATCTTCCGGCGCGGGCGGCGTAGGCGGCGCGGGTTCACGCTCGAAAGCTATTTCCCAACTGCCCTCAAGGCTGATATCGTCCTCCTTGTTGATTGGCTGTGCGCGAACCCTGCGCGAGAAAAGCGTCCCGTCCTCGCACACGAGGCCGAACTCGATAATAGCCGTGCCGTTGTTTTCGTCAACGCCAAGTTCCCATTCAAAACGCGCCGAGTTGGCGGCCGGAAACGAAACTCCGGAGAGTTCCTTTACAAAGGCTTCCGCGATTTCGCTGTCGCCGGGCTGCGCCGCCGTTCCGTCCGTACCGAACGCGATTTTGGTGATGTGCCTGCCCTCGGCATCCCCCGCTATCAGACGCGCCATCTGCCCCCTCGCCCCGTCCGCAATAAGGTTTTCTTCAACGAAACTGTCCGTCAGCTTTCCCGCCTTGAAAACCCTTACCGTAAGCCTTCCGCCCATCGCGGATACATCTTTTAATTCAATCATCTTTTTGCCTCCAAAAATATATTTATTCCCACCCTAAAGGTTCAAACATTATCCCGTTTAATTTTACCGTTCCGTCCAGTAACCATTTTCCGTCAAGATAATGGCGGTTCCGTATTCCGGCCGTAAATATTTCGGTCGGCGTATCGAAACGCTCTGTTTTTTCCGCAAGTCCAAGCCGCGCCCGGCCCGTCTCGGTTGCCGTTACGGATTCGGCTGTTTCCTGCCGTACCGCAGTAAGGGCGGAAGCGTCCGGCATCGCGGCTATATCTCCGGCATCAAGACATACGGCAAATGACAGCCGTTCAATAGCAGGTTCGTCTGTCCGTCCGTTAAGAACGCGGTTTCCGTCCAAGAGCCATGTGCCGTCAAGAAGCAGGGGCGCGGCAACAGCCTCGCGGAAACAGGGGCCGCTCCCCGCCGTCACCGCCCCCTCTTTTGCCGTTACGTTTTCGGTAATGTCACGCCGTACAAATACAACGGAACTGTCGCGCATCGCGGCTGTTTCACGCGCGGCGGCGCGGGCCGCGAATGACAGTAGTTCAAAAGCGATTTCCCCGCGCCGCCCGTTAAGAACGCGGTTTCCGTCCAAGAGCCATGTGCCGTCAAGAAGTAAAGGAAGCTCGAAAACATCGCTGTATCCGAACCCTTTCAAATTGAAACCGGGCGCGGCGTCAAGAGCGCGGGATTTATCCGCGAGGGTATGGCGTACTTTTACCTTCAAATTCCTTTCCGCGTCCAATAACCGTACCGGGTCAAGACAGTTTTCTACCGTAGTAAGGGCGAGCAGGATATTCGGGTCGGTAACGCCGTCAAGAAAGCCGTAAGCCCGTTTTTTCTCGTTTTCCGTCAAATCCCTTACCTTCAGCCATATACGCAAAAACTCCTCGGCAACATCGAAGCGCTCTCCGAAATGCCCCGCAAGCTGGTCGAGGATATATCCGCGCTCCCCCTTTTTCGTAAGGAAAAAAGAAGCCGCCGCGACCCTGTCGCGGAACTCTTTTTCACTGTCGTTTTCAAATCGCGGAATCGACAGCGCTATTCCGTGCTCCGCGAGTTTTACCCCGTCCGTTATATACGGAAAGTGCGCGTTGAACGCCTTCTCCGCGTCCGCTTTTACTTTATCCCCCGCGCTTCCTATCAGGGAAAATATCGCGCCCCGGTTCTTTTTATTTATCCCGGGCGGGTTTACTGTTTTCTCTATAAACTTTTTCATTCGTCCGCCAGCCTCGTTATGCTGATATCGCCCGTAATTAAATAAAGGTCGGGGGCTTCTATATCGCGGCCGGGTGTTAATATTTTTCCGCCGTGTTAAGGTTCAGCGGCTTGTACGCCTCGTACAAATCGCGTATGGCGAAGCGGCCGCCTATCGGAAGTGCACCTGCCCCCGACCGGTAGACAAAAGGCTAAGCCGTAAAGAAACTAATTTATTAAGGAGAAGAATAATGGCAAAGGAAAGAAGGAAGTACACGAAAGAGTACAAAGAGGCGGCGGTAGCGATGACGGAACGGGATGACAAGACCGTAGGTCAGGCCGCAAGGGAATCGGGGATAGACGCGAGCATGCCGGCGCGATGGCGGACGGAGGCGCGGAAGGCGCGGGACGGGAAGTCCGGGGCGTTTCCGGGGAACGGGAATTCCCGGTACGCAGCGGCGTCCGGAGGCCCGCTCTAGTACTACAGCGGAGGCCCGCTCTAGTACTACAGCGGAGGCCCGCTCTAGTACTAAAGCCGGGGCCCCCTCCAGGACTCCGCTGTAGTACTAGAGCGGGCCTCCGCTGTAGTACTAGAGCGNGCCTCCGCTGTAACCTACGGCGGGATGCCAACCTAACCTAGGTTGGGACACCAACCTAACCTAGAGTGGGACACCAACCTAACCTAGAGTGGGACACCAACCTAACCTAGAGTGGGACGCCAACCTAGTACTAGACTT